CTCCGCAAACAGCTGCAAATCGAAAGGCTCCCCCGGGTTGCGGCTCCCGGCGTCTGCTGCGCTCTGCTTGCATCCTGCCGGCCGCGGCCCCAACAGCTCCTCCCTGCTTCTGCCGCAGGCAGCGGTCGTCGCCGTTGCCGCAAACAGCTGCAAATCGAAAGGCTCCGCTGCATCAGAAGCAAACAGCTGCAAGTCCACCGCCGGGCTGCACTTGCATCTTTTCTTGAAGTTCACATTCTCCGGGTACTGTCCGGCCAGCAGGTCCAGACCGTCGGCCACAAGCTCAAACTTGTCCCGCATGAGGACGCTGTCGCCCGCCTCTACGCTCACCACCGGGCCGTCCTTGCCCTGATAGATGCAGCTCGAGGTGTGTTCGTCCTCCGCAGCGCTGTACGCCAGCGTCTGCATCAGACAGCTCACAGCCGCGCATACGATGTCCTGCCCCGCCGGGGCATATCCCGCGTGGCCCTCGGCCCTCATCGTCAGCTTCCCGCCCTCCGGGTCTGCTTCGTAGATGATTTTGATCATGTAGAACCTCCTCACTTATTCGGGTTGTTGATGTTCATCGCCCTCTCGGCAGCCTTCGTGGCCAGCGGGTTGGTCCCGCCGCCCACCTGTCCGCCCAGAGAGTTCGTTACCGTCTTTGCGCTGGCCTCTCCGCCGCCGCCTCCGCCGGTCATGGCAGCGGCCGCAGCACCGGCCTGTTCGCTCAGGTTCGAGCCGTTCTGCTGGTCGATGACCGCCGCCATCTGCTGGATCTGTGCCATCGCCTGCTGCAGCTGCTGGTACAGAGTGCCGTTCTGGGCCACCCGCTGGCGCACCTTCTCGATGCCCTCGAAGTCCATCATGTCCAGACACGCCAGTGCAGCGTCGGCGTTGGCCGGAGCAAAGAATCCCAGCTGGTAGCACTCCTTCGCCGTCTCGTTCTGGGAGAGGCGGCTGAAGGTGCTCTTTTTGGCCGCGCTCACCGTGATGTCGAACACCGGCTCATGGGCGCCCAGCTCCACGCCGCCCACGCTCTCCACCGGCTGCGGCCGCAGCATCTGTCCCGAGAACTCCCGGTACTCCGTGCCGCCCTGCTGGCCGGTGATCCGGTAGACGCGGCTCTCGTCGTAGAACTGCCGCATCAGGTCGATGATGAAGTAGCATTCTTTTGCAAAGGAGCGGTAAGAGCTCTTCAGCATGTCCCGGCTGAGCTTCGAGCCTGCCTCCTGCAGCGCCGCAATGGCCGAGGCCGCCGTCAGGCCGCTGGTCGCGCCGCCCTGGTTCACGTCCCGGTTGCCGCTGATCTCCTTCAGCTCGGCCACACGGTTCTGTTGGTAGGCGATGGTGTTGGAGGGCAGCGGGGCGGTATCCAGCTCCATAAAGCCCCGCTCGTCCAGCCGTCCCGTGATATGCACCACATCTTTCGCCGTGTCCAGCAGCTCGTCCTCGTTCACGCCTGCCGTGTCCGAGATAAGGTAGCGTTTCTTGGCGGCCGCCAGCGTGTTCTCGTCCATGGCCTGCGTCATCCGGTCGATGGCGTCCTGGGTGTCCTTCATCACGTCGATGTACCCGAAGCCCGCCGGGCTGTTCTCTTCCACAAAGAGCGGGTCGAACACAAAGGGGTATTTTCCGTGGTCGTAGAAGCCCGTCTCGGCCATCGCCGGGTCGTTCTCGCTGGCGTAGAGCACCACGCCGTTGCAGAACTTGCAGTAATGCACCACGGTCTGACCGCCGGGCTTCTCCCGCTTGTAATACCAGTCCACCACCACGCTCTTTTCGCTGGTGTCGATGTTCCGGTCGCTGACGTACTGCCCCACGGTGATGCCGCTGCTGCCCGCCTTGCCCTCCAGCTGCGGCCACCGGGCCGTCAGACGGTCGTTGTCGGCCAGCGCCAGCGAGAAGAAGTTTGCCGAGTCCTGGATGTCCTCCACGCCCGGCTCCCAGTAGAGCATCAGCAGATCCATGCTCCGGATGGCGATGTCCCCAAGGCCCTCCCGCAGCGCCGGGTCCCAGAAGATGCCCTTGACGCCGGTACCCTGCTTGAGCTTGCGCCACCAGGTGTCGCTGTACACGCTCTCGTAGTCCGCCTGTTCCAGCACCACCGGCAGGATGTCGGAGAGGAGCTTTGCCGTCTCCTCGTCGTCCTGCGCCCTCGGCAGCACGTTGGGCTCCGGGTAGTTGTCCATGGCGTCGGCGTGTTTGTTGGCGATGGAGTTGAACAGCCACCCCGTGCTGGGGGCGCGCTTGCCCTCCATCACCCGGTTGCCGTACTGCTTCCAGTGGCCCAGCTTGTACCATTCCTCGTTGTCGATGATCCGCTTGTCGAGGCTGGCCTTGGCCGACTTGTACTTCTCCAGCACGGCCATCGCCTCGCTGATCTCCTTCTCGCCGATGGGCTGCTCACCATCCAGCACCCCGGCCAGACTTTCGCCGCCGGGGCTTTCATCCGCTGTCAGGTCAAGCTCTTTTTTACCAAATTCCATCCCATTTTCCTTTCCGCGTTCCTGTTCAAATCGGAGAAGCACAAAAAAATGCGTTTAGCGAAGCGGCTAGTATTTTTGTGCTTCGACCTCTCCTTTGGGGTTACTAGGGGCGAGCAGCCCCTAGTTCGTGCCTCCCGCGCCTCGAAAGTAGCGGGCGCTTTTCTGGTTCTCTTTTGGCGCGCAAAAGAGAACATATCCCCCGTCAAATCCTCATAAACCTCGTCTTGTCCTTCCTCGGGTCCATATCCAGCGGGTCGTCCAGCATGGGCGGCGGCTGGGTGTGCTTCGCGCCGCTGATGGGGTTTTCCATCAGCACATACCGGCACTCGTCGTAGATGTGGTCTTCCTGCGTGGTGTCGATGTCCTCCACGTTGCTCTCGTCATAGACGAGGTTCGGGATGGTGCGGATGAAGTGCTTGCAGGTGTTGAAGACCTGCAGCATCGGCCTTCCGTCTTCGCCGAAAGCCAGCCGGTAGTGGAACTGCATCTTTCCCGCCAGACGGGTGTGGTCGCCGGGCATCCAGTGCAGAAAGTTCGGGCTTTTCTCCTGCATGTCCGCGATGCTCTCGCCCCGGCTCTCGTCGAAGATGGCCGGGTCGGCCACGCCCAGGATGACCCGGCCTTTCAGCAGCGGGTCGTTCTGCTCCGCTTCCCGGATCATCCGTGCCTGTTCCATCGGGTCCTTTCTCAGGCCCTCGTTGGGTGTGCCGGTGCAGCCGTAAAGCTCCTTGATGCGGTAGAGCCGCCCGCGCTCGTCCGCTGCATACCACCCCACCGAAAACGGCTTCGAGAAACCAAAGTCGTATCCCCGCCAGATCTTCCAGTGCTCCGGGATGGGGAACGGTTCGATGACGTGGGTCCAGCGCTGGTCTTCATAGTGGTTCGGGTCGTTCCGCCACTCGGTGAACACCTGTCCCGAAAAGCTGTCCCAGTTTCCGTAGAGCAGTGCCTGCTTCTCGGCCTCCGGCAGCGAGGCCAGTGTGCCGATGTAGCCCGGGTCGTTTTCCAGCAGCGCCGGATTGTCAAAGACGGTGGACGGGATAAAGATGCGGGTGCGCCGCCGGGTGATCTCTTTCCCTTCCGGCGCTTTTACCTTCACCAGCTGTACCATCCGCGTCCCGGCAGGTGCCGGACTGATAAACCGTGCCTTCACCCAGCCATGGCCTACGCCGCCGGGGTTGGCCGTGGCCCGGATGTACACCCGGGTACCGGGGCCGCTGGGGCGGTTGCGGCTCATGACATAGCTGTACTCGTCCCAGGTAAAGTGGGTCAGCTCGTCCACGCCGATAAAGTCGAAGGCTTTGCCCTGATAGTTGTACTTGTCCTGTGTGTGGTTCAGACTGCCGAAATAGATCTTCGCCCCGCTGGGGAAGGTCCAGCAGTGGCTCGAGCCGTTGTACCTCGCTTTGGGAAACACCGGCTTGTAGTACCGCATGGTCTTGTCGATGAGCTCCGAAAGCTGCGGGTAGGTCTTGCGCAGGATGAGCGCCCGGTAGTGTGGGATGTGTACCTGCCGCAGCGCCTCAATGATCAGTGCGTCGCTCTTCCCGCCTCCGGCAGCGCCCCCATACAGAGCCTCGTCCTCGGTGCGCGCCATAAACGCTGCCTGCCTCGGCTGCGGCGACCAGATCACCGGTCGTCCTCCGCGCCTTTTCTTCTCCACTCTGTCTGCCTCCCCTCTGTCGCAAGGCCCGGTGCTTCACGCCCCGCCAAGCTCTTCTTGTCCCGCCCAGACTTCCCCGGTCTGCCAAAGGCTCACCCCTCTGGGGGAGCTGTCGGCGCAGCCGACTGAGAGGGCTACTCCACCATCACCTCCGGTCCTTTTTCTTCCCGGCCCTCGGCCCCGATCTCCACCAGCGGTGGGGCATCGCCCTCGCTCTGGCTCTGGCTGGGTACCATTGCCGCAGCCTTTTCGGCCACGGCCATCAGCACGGTGGCCATCGCGGCGGCGTTCTTGTCGCTCATCACGCGCTCACCGTACCGCTCGAGCTGAGCGTCCAGCAGCTTTCGCTCCTCGTCTCCCAGCTGCCGGTCATAGCTGTCCTCGGCAGCGTACAGCACAAGCCCCGTCTCCGTGGCGTCCGCCAGCTCCTCGGCGTCGCTCTTGAGCAGTGTGCCGACCGCAAAGCAGCGGGCGCGGGTGTCCTCGTCCAGTTTCCGGTGGAGCTTGGCCCGTACCTGCGCGGCCCGCTGGCTCTCGTCCACACGGCTCTGCAAATAGCTCACCTG